TGAAAGATCAGATCATGCTGTGTAAGCTGCACATCAGCAGCCCTGAGACACCAGGTATCAACCGGGTCTTTGCCTTCATGAATAGCTACAACAAGATGCGTAAGGTATCCTTTGCATCTGGTGCTGTTGTCCTTGTATGCTGGAACGGTATGTTCTGGAGCGATGAGGGCACGTTTGCACGTCGTCACTACCGCAATGTGTGGGATGACATCCACTCAGCTGTCGACACGCAGGTCAACAAGATGCATACAGACTTCACCAACCTGATGGAGTTCAAGCATATGGCTGAGCAGGTAGACATTCAACCTAAGAGTGTAGCTTCACTTGCCGGTCGCATGTACTTCGACGGCATCTTGTCCCCCCGTATGCTCAGCGACCTCAAGAAAGAGACGTATGAGTCACAGGAGTGGGGCTTCAAGAAGACAGACGATGGCATCTTGCTGCCTGACTCCTTGTGGAAGTTCTACAACAACTGCACTGAGGCAGCTAAGCGTGCTCCAGCACACGAAACTGTCGGTGTCCACAGCAAGATCACCAAGTTCTTGGCTGATGCAGCCGGGTTCAGCATGAACTAATGGACATCAGACAGCATGCCGAATGGCAAGAGGTTTTGGATAGGTTGAAGTCTACTGCTGACGACCTAGCCAAGACCTCTCGTCAAGGCAGATACCGCCTGTACAAGTGGCGTGCCTCTTACATTATAGAGACCGTCGCTGATGAACAGACAATCCTTCTACGCACCGATTTGAAATTAGCAATCAACGCTGCGAAGGAGAAAGGATTAGACCTGAGAGAAATCATATTAGACCTGTGATGTATGTACTACGCAGCATGACTCATCAAGGTACCGCCCGGTATCTTGTATGGGAGACAGGTACTAAAGAACAATGTGAGTATGCGCGTAACCGCATACCCCGTGTTCTACCTTTTCTCTCAGATGAATTTGAAATAGTAACCCTAGACGAACACAATGGCACATGCTTATCATCACGCTGTTAGTTCTACTCGTCGCTTCAGAGGTACTGAATCAGACTATCTTGCTATACACGAGTGGATTGATGGCTCTAAGGTGGCTTTTAGTGACCATCGCCACCGTGCTCTTCGCCATCATAGCTTTGGCGTTTACGCTTGTGAAGAACGGTTCGGAGTAACCATCACCAACAGCGACGGCATTGAGGTACCTGTTAGGACCATTGCCGAACAGCACATCATTGAAGACTTGGGATTCGTCCCATCAGTACAAGACTGGTTAAAGAGCATCGATAAAGAGTTCTGGATGACCGGTCGCAAATTGAATTTGCCCAATGAAGAAATGCCCGACATGCAAACAGAAAATCAAGCTGAAGAAGAAGGCCAAGCCAAAACCTCAGCCCAAGTTTAGAAACCGTGGTACTTACAGCAGTTGGATTACCCGATGTCAGAAGCTACATGACAGCACTTGTTTAAAATATGAAAGAGCCTGCATGGAAAAAGCACTACCGCTCTTTCATGAAGCTCGTGATGTATTCGATACTGGTGCTGTAGATGATGCTATCGTCATTCTAAAAAAGGCTCGTGCTACGTTTTGGGAGGGCGAACGCTGGTGGTACACAACTACTTGGACTACCCGTAATAACCCGGATATCTGGCTACCAGGTAGACAACCTAATTACTTTTTTTAATCATGGAAAAGATCCCGAGAAACATACTAGATGCTGTTGAAGACATCTACAAGAACAGTGAAGTTGACCCACGGGAATACCCTGGTGTCTACATCTACTGGCAAGGTTGTGGCGACAGTGGAGGCATTGACGACATCAGCTTCTTAAGCAAAGAGGGTCTCGACTTTGTGAAGCAAAACAACTACGCACCTATGCGGTGGGCACATGACATGAAAGATGTCCAGCAACACTGGGCCTGCCGCGTGCAACAAGGACGCTATCAAGCAGAACCAAGCCTGCAAGTAGTGTCTGGCGACGACCGTCAGGGCTATGACCTGGACCAATGGGTGTATGAGCACTTTGATGTATGTGAAATCAATGACGGTGGCTTTGCTCACTGCTTTATCGAGATGCCCCATGGCAAGGTCTGGGGCAACAGCTACAACTGGGTGCAGACCGAAGAGTTGATACGAGACGATCGATATGAAGATTGATCAACGTCGACTTAAGCGACAGAAGGAAGTGGTCGCTAAGTGGACGGAGGCTGGGCGGCGAGGGACACTTGAGGCAGTTACTGGATTTGGCAAGACCTTCGTCGCCCTCCTCATCCTCCAAGAGATGAACGACAAGCTGCCTACTGGCAAGGCACTCGTCGTCGTCCCTACACAAAACCTTAAGCAGCAGTGGGAAGACAGCATTGCAGACATGCACATTACCGGCGTGTCTGTAATGGTCATCAATACTGCTGTTAAGATGGAGCACGATGTAGACTTGTTGATACTCGATGAGATTCACAACTACATGAGTGAGGTATTCCGTGGTATATTTGCGTGTACCGATTATCGATACATCCTCGGCTTGACGGCTACAATTGATAGAGAAGACCCTAGGTTTCATATCATTAGCCAAGCCGCACCGGTGTTTGAGACTATCTCTCTCCGGGAAGCTGTGCGGAACGAATACGTCTCACAGTTCCAAGTCTTCAACCTTGGTCTACGCATGGGCGAGAACGAGGAGAAGAACTACAAGCTGGTAACGGATGCCTACTATGAAGCATTCGCTATCTTCAACAACCGCTTTCATGTAGCACAACGATGTCTACGTGACCGCAGTTATCTGTCTGTATTTACCCGTACACTATCGGGGTGGTCAGAAGAGCAGGTACTTGGTAAGGCCCGCGCATTCAACACCGCTATGAACAAACGCAAGCAGCTCATCTACAAGAGTGCTACTAAGCGGGAGGCAGCGAAGAAACTCATTGAGATCTTCGACGTGCATACCATCACGTTCTCCGAGAGTGTAGAGTTTGCTCAGCAGATGTACAAAGAGACGCAGCCCTGGGGTGCAGCGTACCATTCAAAGATGTCCAAATACGCCCGCCAAAACGTATTGGACTCTTTTGCAGATGACCGTACCGATGTACGTGTGATTCACACCGCACGTGCATTGGATGAGGGTTTTGATGTAAAAGGTATCGAGTTGGCTATTGTGTGTTCCGGTACTTCTAAGCCGCGACAAGACTTGCAACGGACTGGCCGTGCAATCAGGTTTAAGGAAGGAAAGACCGGAGTGATTATCAACCTTTACTTGAAAGACACTCAAGATGAAAAATGGCTTAAGTCCCGACAATCAAAGTCGGCAAACATCCAGTGGGTCCACTCCATCGAGGAGCTACTCGCAAAGTGCAACGACTCTCTACTCCGAAATCCTGTTGCTGGTTAAAGCCGGTAAGAGAAAGTGGAGCGATGAGGCGTGGCAGTTTCAACTGTCTCTTAGCGAAGAGACAAACATTGAAGCCAACCTTACTAGTGTGGTTAAAGCACTGGAAGAAGCCCGAGAAGTTGAACAGAAGATCATGCTAGGCTATGGTGTATCCGCTCGATAAGTACGTTGACGTACTCCTAAAGCTGGATATCAGCCCAGTACAAGTATTGTTCTGCCAAATCATATATGAGCGGCGGCATGATCTTCTGTATCGGATTGCTCAAGAAGGTCAGATATTTCCTACCAAGTATCTCGATGACTTGGAGGCGAAGGGATTGATTATTGATACCAACCCTTCCGCTGACAGCAAGTATGCAGACTTTTATGAGGTAACCGATAAGTTTATCAATGCTTTCTACTCCGCTTCTACTACAGACGGTGAAGAGTTTTGGGCAGCCTACCCACCCTTCATCAATATCGATGGTAAGAAGATACCGGCGAAGGCAGTCAACAAAGAAGAGCTGATTCGCTGGTACCACAAACATATCGGTAGCATGCATGACCACAAGAAGGTGATGGCAGCTTTGAAGTATGCCAAAGACCAAAAGCTGATCAGCATGCGTATCGACAAATGGTTACAAGCTGAGACTTTCGTCGACCTTTGGGAGATGATGAAAGACCGGCCCGCTGAAGATTTGCCACATGACAGAATCCTCTGAACTCCAAGTACGCCCTATGCATGAGGTCGTGTCTGCTACACAGACTACGATTCACAACTACATGGACGGTAAAATCCCTGTGATGAAAACGCGCTGGGATAAAGTCAACAAGATGTTGCTGGGCGGGATGCAGTTCGGGATGGTCTATGTAGTAGCAGGAGCGTCAGGTCACGGTAAGAGTATGTATCTCAACAACCTTATCCGCGACTTTACTTCTACTGCCTACAACAAGTTTGACAAACCGGTCAAGATTCTGCACTTCTCATTCGAGATGTCTGCAGAGATGGAGCTGATGCGCCGGCTATCCTCGCTTGCTGAGGTGCCGCTGGACCGTATGCTACACGCAACGACAGCTCTTGATGATGTAGAGCGAGTTATGATTGAAGATAAGCTGGGTCAAATCAATGAGCCTTCTATCTATTTCATCGAGCAGCCTGGCAACAGGATGCAGATTGCTCGTGCAGTTTCACAATTTGTCAAGCAGCATGGCGATTGTCACTACGTCATCTGCCTTGACCACACTCTGCTTGTAACTCCTATGCCGGGAGAGAACGAGATTCAGACTCTCGCGGAACTCGGTAAGATGTGTATTGAAATACGCAAGAGGTTTGGTGCTATGGTGCTTCTACTTTCTCAGCTCAACGACAAGATCGAAGGCGAGAAACGTCGAGACCCTGACAGCCCTAACCTACACTACCCATTGAAGACGGACATCCATGGCTCTAAGCAGCTCTACCACGCTGCTGATGTAGTCATGGTGATACATCAACCGTCTTTGCTGGGCTTAGAAACGTACGGTAGGAAAAACCTACCGACGAGAAACCTAGTAGCATTGCACTGCCTCAAGAACCGTCACGGTCAAGCAGGTATTACACTGCTCAAGAATAATTTGAGACATGGAATCTTTGAAGACTGGGACGGTGGAGATTCGCCAGCACGTAGAGACAACCCCTACGGTCTATAAGAACTTCGTCGTCGGTACCATCTTAGTCAATAAGTGGGACTTAGACTCGATGCTTGCCAACAGAGGAAAGACCGGAAGCTTCACCGTTATCGGGATGCACAGGGTCTTTTGCTTTGTAGGCGATGACTACATAAGTATCAGAAACACAAGCGATTACACTGCTTCTGCGAGTGAAAGAGTTGTTGATGATGCCAAGCTTATTTCGTATCTTAGAGAGCGCGCCCAGAAGTCACTGGGTGACGTCATTCAAGAAATAGAAGAAGGAGTATTTGATGATTGAACCACAGAAAATCA